TTCGCTCAACGGCTATCGATCCGCCTGATTGGTTTGACATGCGTGTTATGCAGCAACAGAGAGATAAGCGCCTTCGGTCGTTACGCAAGCGCAAGTTAAATCGTAACTGGATATCCCCGCGGTTCCATCGATAATTTTGAGGTGACACTATGGCCTTCCCTAATTCTCAGTCCAACCCTGCCTCTGCTATCCCTGTCTGGATTGCCTCCGCACCTGCAGGTAGCGGCTCAACTCAGCATGTTGTCAACCTGACGACCAATGAGACTCTGCCCATAACGACAGGACCAACGTTACTCGAAAGTATTATTGTCGGGGTGGCGGGCGTGACTTCGACTATCGTGGTTGACGACGGGTCTAGTGTGAAACTTACACTGTCTACTACAGCCGTTAATGTTTATCCGGTGAATATCCCAATCGCTACGGCGCTCAACGTCACAACGGCCGGCGGCACTGCGGCGAATATCACGCTTATCTATTCAGAATAACCGGAGGCAATTACCGAGCTAGCACCATGGCTAAAGCTAAAACTAAGGAGCAACTTGAGCAAGAGTTAGCTGCTGCGCTCGCTCAAGTTGAAGAGGTGCAAGCGGCGTACATGAAGGCCATCACGCCCAAGGCCGCGAAGTATAAGCCTACAAAGCTTGTCACATTTACTCATGCGGTTATGACTGAGCTTTGTAGCTATATCGCCGGTGGCCCAGGTGTGCGAGGAATGACCGTTACTGATGCGACTAATCAACCTGGCATGCCGAGTATGAGCCTGCTATTTACCTGGCTCGATAAGGCTGCGGCACCTGAAGAATACCCTGAGTTTAAAGGCGTAGCAGAGATGTACGCGGCTGCGCTTGAGGTCCGCTTGCAATCTATGCAAGACGAGTGTGTCCAGATTGCCGATGATGACCGTATCTCGCTAATCGAAGAGACTGAACAAGAGCTAGTGTATCGGCGCGGCAAGCTTGTTATCGACCCCGAAACAGGCAAGCCTAAAATCCGTATCACCAAGCAAAAGATTAAACGCATTGACAACACTCAACGTGCCACCTTACAGATAACGACACGCCAATGGATCATGGGGCGCATGACGCCTAAAAAGGTTAGGGTTAGTCAAATGGACTATCGCATTAGCCAGGGTAGCGCAACTAATCAGGAAGGCGCTGACGACCCGGCTTTGATCCGTATCATCGGTGGCTTGCCGGCCGACGCACAAATCCGCGAAGAGCCGAAAGTGACGTATCTCGAACAGGCTGAGGACGGGGTGAATCGCGATGCCTGAAATCATCCTGCCTACACTACACCAGGGGCAGATAAACGCGCATCTCGCACGTGGCCGGTTTAAGGTATTGCGATGCGGGCGCCGCTGGGGCAAGACTGAATATCTGACTACGGTTGCTTGCGATGCTGCGGTTAAACGTGAGTCGGTTGGTTGGTTTACGCCGGAATACAAGCAGCAAACCGAGGTGTATGAACAGATCCTTGATACCCTGGAAGTCGTTAAACGCCGGTCGTCTAAAACCGAAGGTGTGATCCGGCTAGTCACAGGAGGCCGGATTGACTTCTGGACCTTAGAGAACCCGCGTGCCGGCCGGTCCCGCAAGTACCACAAAGTCATCCTTGACGAAGTGGCCTTTGCTAAACCGAACATGATGGATATATGGACTAAATCCATTAAACCTACCTTGCTCGACTACCGCGGCACAGCGATTGCAGCGAGTACGCCGAACGGGGTTGACCCAGATAATTTCTTTTACAAGATATGCAATGACCCTGAGAACAAGCACGGGTTTATCGGCTATCATGCGCCGTCGCATAGCAACCCTTTCCTGCCGCCCGAGGAGTTAGCTCTACTCCGGGTACAGAATCACCCGCTTGTCTTTAAGCAAGAATACCTCGCTGAGTTCGTGGATTGGTCCGGGGTGCAATTCTTTAGCCTCACGGCGATGCTCGATAACGGCGTGCCCGTGCCGACCCCTCAGCACATCGATACTGTGTTCGCCGTGATCGATACAGCAGTTAAGACAGGCAAGGATAACGACGGTACCGGCGTAACGTATTATGGATATTCCGAGTTCCACGGCACGCCGCTTACCATCTTGGATTGGGATGTGCTGCAGATCGAAGGCGCGCTGCTTGAGACCTGGCTACCCACGGTTTTCCAGAACCTAGAAGCGCTGTGCGTTAAGACCAAGGCGCGTAACGGATCACAGGGCGCTTTCATCGAAGATAAGGCTTCAGGTACTATCCTTATCCAGCAGGCCTTGCGTCGCGGGTGGCCTGCACAGGCAATTGACAGTAAACTTACGGCACTAGGCAAGGATGAACGGGCGATTAGCGTCTCAGGCTATGTCTATCAAGGTCTCGTTAAGATCACTCAATACGCTTACGATAAGGTAGTGCAATACAAAGGCGAAACCCGGAATCACTTTCTCACCCAGGTGCTCGGATTTAAGATAGGCGTGAAGGATCAGGTAGATGACCTACTGGACTGCTTCACTTACGGTATCAGCTTGGCCCTCGGCAACGGCGACGGCTACTAAGGATTTAAATCATGGCCGAATACGAAATCAGCAACGGCACGGGCACAGGGCAAGCTTTTGCTCAGATTATGAGCGGCGGCGATATCCAGCCAGGTGACTCACCCTCTTACGAGCTGTGTAAGCTGATATATCGCTATCACCCGCTCGGGGCCAAGATGGCGCGCGCGCCGATTAAGATGGCGCAATCTCAAGAGCGCAAGATAACGATTAACGGCGGCCCCGAGGATCGTTTGCGCAAAGCTTTTGAGGACGAGTGGCTGAATCTTGAGAATGACAAGAACATCCTCAACGTCGGTTCGCTATCTCGGGTGTACGGGGTTGCGACGGTCATTGTCGGTGCCGTCAATATTCCGACAGATAAACCGATCGACCCGTTCAAGTGGCCTAAGCTTGAGCTTTATTTCAACGTACTCGACCCTTTGAATACGTCGGGCTCACTCGTGCTTAATCAAGATCCTAATGCACCTGACTTCCTGAAATACAAGGACGTGACGGCCGCCGGCCAGGTTTATCACCGCAGCCGCGCCTGTGTGCTAATGAATGAAGAGCCGGTATTCCTAGACTACACAGGTTCGGCCTTCGGCTATGTCGGGTGTTCGGTCTATCAGCGGGCACTCTACCCACTTAAGACGTTTATCGAATCAATGCGTACCGATGATCTTGTGACGCGCAAGGCCGGAGTGTTGATTGCCAAGTTGAAACAGATCACAGGCGTTATCACTAACTTGATGCAGCGTGCCGCAGGGCGTAAGCGAGATCTGTTGAAGGAAGCGACGACCAACAATGTGATCAACATTGGCCCGGAAGATTCGGTTGAGACGCTTAATATGCAAAACGCGGATACCGCTATGACGGTAGCGCGTAAGAACGTATTAGAGAACGTCGCTGTTGCCGCGGACATGCCGGCCAAGCTATTGAATAGCGAGACCTTCGCGGAAGGTTTCGGGGAAGGTACCGAGGACGCTAAGAACGTGGCGCGATATATCGATAATATTCGTAAGTGGCTCAATCCGGCCTACGCTTATTTCGATGAAATTACGATGCATCGCGCTTGGTCCCCCGAGTTCTATGCGTGCGTGCAAGCCGACTTCCCTGAGTATCAAGCTATCCCCTACGAGCAAGCTTTTTACAAATGGAAAAATAGCTTTAGTGCTACTTGGCCTTCCCTGCTGATTGAGCCGGAAAGCGAACAGGTCAAGGTCGAAGATGTGAAGCTCAAAGCTATTGTCGCCGTGATGGAAGTTATGACGCCCTTAGTCGATCCGACTAATAAAGCTGAGGTTATGCGCTGGGCCTCGGATAACCTGAGCGAAATGAAGCTGATGTTTAGCACGCCGCTTATGCTTGAATTTGACGAGTTGCTTGCTTTCCTGCAGAAACAGCAACAGGCTAGCGAGGATGCCGCTAGTCAGCTAGCACAGCAAGACACTCAGCAAGCCGAGACGCCGACCAGTCGACCAAAGCCTTTTGCTGTAACTGCCTAATCAAGGAGTCGTTATGCTCGATAAGTACACGCTGCGTGTTAGCGTCGATACCAAGGTCCATAGGATCGAACTCGTTACGATGCATCCGGTGTTTGAATACGAAGGTATGACGGGCGCCAAGCATTATGTTGCTGCAGGGATAGAAGATTTTGACTCTGAGGCTATTTGCACTTGGTTTGTTGAACTTTTTACCCAGCAGGAAGTAGCGAGCACGATGTTAAAGACGCATCGTTTCGGTTATATCAAAGACAAAGAATTCATCCCTTTGACCTCGGCCCATGGCTAGCAAATCCTTTTTCCAAGTCATCACCGAAGCGATCCGCGATATCGAGGCGCACGGCTATGACTCTCAAGCGCGTATCCAGCGGTGGATACTCGTGATACGCGAGGCTGCGGCCAGGCATTACACCCCGCAAAGCATGGTCGAAAATATGTTGAACGGCATGCTGCGTACCGTGTACACGCGTTTTATCGAGAAAGACGGCGTGTACAAAGTGCATCCAGGCATATCGCGCTTTACGATCGACCAGATGAAGCCTAGTCTGCATCGCGAGTTAGAGCGCCGCATGGAAGCCTCGCGTAATTTGATCAAGTTGCATCGCGAGGAAACGATACGCAAGACGATTCAGCGCTTTGAAGGTTGGTCGACCTCGGTACCGGCCGGCGGGAGCAACGTAGTAGAGGTGAAAGAGGTTAAGGAAAATTTAACTAAACCCCTCACCTCACTACCCTATGAAGAGCGGCGCGTGTTGATTGATCAAGCGCACAAGCTGATATCGAATATCAACGATATCATCGCACTCGACAATAACGCTTTGTGCGCTGTTTGGGATTCACGCTGGCGTCAGCCGGGGTACAACTATCGGCCTGACCATAAAGAGCGTGACGGGAAATATTATGCGATCCGCGGTAACTGGGCGATGCAGAAAGGTTTGATGAAAGTCGGCCCCGCCGGTTATACCGATCAGATTACGCAACCCGGCGAAGAGCCCTTTTGCCGCTGTAGCTACGTTTATGTGTACAATCTCGCCAGTGTGCCGGATTATATGCTTACGGTCTTGGGCATTAAAAGCTTAGAGCGAGTCGCAACACAATGATAAACATCGGGGTTTTAAAGGCAAACCATGGCTGAGCTAAAACGCGCAGCCGGGGTGATGTTTGTTTCCGGCAATCAAATCTTGCTGACGAAACGCAGCCTATCCTGCGATTACCCTGGTACCTGGGCTTTTCCGGCCGGGGGCCTAGAAGCTGGCGAGTCCCCTGAGGAAGCAGCGCGGCGCGAGTGCCGTGAGGAACTGAAATACGAATGCTCGGACCTGACGCAGCTTAGCTATTCGAACGATGGTCACAACGAATTCACGACTTTCGTTAGCCGGGTTGAGCAATTCACGCCGACCTTGAATAGTGAGTCAGATGCGTTTATGTGGGTGGACTTCGGCGCTTACCCGGCGAACCTGCATCCCGGCGTGCAAGACCTGCTCGGCAATAATCATTTGCAGGCGAACAATAGCCAAAACTCGGCCGATATTAGCGAGTTGGACGTAGCCCGGTCGATCGCTTCCGGCGATTTGCCTTCCCCTCAAATTTACTCAAACATGGCTCTGTTCGCGATTCGCGTAACAGGCACTGGCATTGCGTACCGTAGCTTAGATCAAGAATATGTGCTACGTTTGCCAGAAAATTACCTGACCAAAGAGTTTTTAGCGCGATGTAACGGCGTGCCGGTTATTATGTTGCACCCGAAAAAGCGCACTCTAGACTCGAAAGAATTTAAAAAGCGTATCGTCGGCTCGATTATGTTGCCTTATATCAAGGGTGACGAGGTTTGGGCAATAGCCCGAATTTACGATGCCGATGCTGTAGAGATTATGTCGGACCCGGATTTTAAGGTATCGACCTCGCCCACGGTTGTTTTCAGGGAAGGCGCGAACGGTATGCTGCAGTTAGCCGACGGTACGCCTTTCTTAATTGAAGGCAAGCCAGGGCTTATTGATCACGTGGCAGTCTGTGAGTTGGGAGTTTGGGACAAAGGCGGCGCGGCTGCTGGCGTTATATCGGATTCAGCAAATGGAGAATCAATCATGACGGAAGAAGAACTGAAGGCTAAAGCCGACGCCGAAGCCAAGGAAGCAGAAGACAAGAAAAAAGCGGACGAAGCTAAGGTCAAGGCCGATGCCGAACAGCCAGCTTGGGCTCGTTCCTTGGCGGATAGCGTAGCAGCTATGGGCGCCCGGATGGACAGTATGGAGGAAGCCCGTAAAGGCGACAAGAAAGCCGATAAAAAGGCTGACGGCGAAGAGTTGCCTGCCCCGACGATGACAGCCGCCGATAAAAAGGCGGACGAGAAAGCCGAGGAAGCGAACAAAAAGGCCGACGCAGCTATGAGCGAAAACCAAGCGCTTAAAAAACGCCTGGAAATGCTCGAAGGCAATTTGCCGCGGGATACGCAAGCGGCTGACTACGGCCTGTTCGCTACCGCACAGGCTCGCGCTGATAGCGTGTACTCGGCCCTCGGCCAGCGCGCCCCGGCGCCAATGTCCGGCGAAACGCTGCTGTCGTACAAAAAGCGGCTGGCTCGCCCGTTGCAAAAGCACTCCGGCGCTTGGAAGGATATCGAGCTGACGCCGGAACTGCCGGAAGCCGTGCTAGCGATGGCTGAAGAAACGATTTACGCCGATGCCATGGTGAGCGCGCATACCGTTGATGCAGGATCGGCTGAGCTTCGCCCGATTATCCGCACCGACGCTACCGGCCGCCAGATCACCGAATATGCAGGCCACAGCCCGCGTAGCTGGATGGCGCCGTTTATGAGCGAGCCCCGTCTAGTGACCCAAATCAACAAAGATCCACGGAAGGGCTAAGCCATGACGACAAGCGCTATCTCACTCAACCCGAATATCACGACTAATGCGACGGGTACGTTCTCTGCGACTACCTACGGCATGGTCCAGGGTATCGCAATGGATGACCCGAACATCCGCAATTCACTGGCCGGCGGCGTCCTGGCTAGCACCGAAACCCTGCCGATGTGGGGTGGCGTGGTTATCGGCGAATACCTGAATCTGGCCGACGACGCTAATGGCCTGGGCAATAATATCGAGCGCGCGGCGAATCAAGCTGGCGCTACCGGTATGACGGTTTATAACCAGCTCAATAACGCGATCACGACCCCGCAAAGCAATGCGCCGGCCGTGCCGAGTGGCGGGACGGTGAACTTCTACCGGTTCGGCTCGCATGCGCGTATCGCAGTACAGTGCGACCCTGCACTGGTCAGCCTGAATACCGGTCTGATCAACCAGCAAGTGTCCTGGGATTATGTCAATCAGAAATTGATTGCATATAACGCTACGCCCGGCGCCTTCCCGTGCAAGATCCTCAACGTGATCGCAACCGGCTGTATGATCGTGCAATACAACTCAGGTACTGGATTTGTCACCTGGGCTTATAACGGCGCTTGCGCTCTTATCGAAATTTAAGGAGCTACTACCATGGCAAATCTTGCGCCTGCCTATTCCCAGGTAAGCCCGAATTACACAGCCCCCGAAATCATCCTGAATTTTAATCAGGTATCCGGGGCCTTCGAAATGTTTGCGACAGGCGAGCCAATGGTGCGCTTGGGCGACGGTGATCTGTACGTGTATCAAAAGCGCATGGACATTCGCACGATTGCTGCCGCCGGCCAAGTCGCTTACAACCAACTGCCGAGCGTATCGGTTGTGCCTTCGCAGATCAACACACCGACGTATCTGTTGCGCGTGCGCGCTGAGTACGATCACCACGATACGGCTGGCTTTAGCCGCTGGGGCGCATCGCTGCCCGAGTCGCAAAAGCTCGGCATGCGCCAGGGTATCTTTCAGGCAAGCCGTAACGCTGCGATTTACGGGATGAACCCGGCCGGCGGCGAAGGCATTATCAATACGGCCGGTGCCACGGCGATTAGCTTGCCGCCCGATTCGAATGGTAACGATACGCTCGTCACTTACGATAACGGGCAATTGGCTGAGTTTTTCCTGACGCTAGTTACCTCGATCCTGACCCGTATGTACCAGATGGGCCAAGTCGGCCGCATCGTCGTATTGGGTCCGCAACGGATCTTGGCGCCGATGGAAATGCAAAATATCGTCCAGCTTACGCAATTCCAGCGTACCGGTGCCGGTACGGAAACTTCGAAGGGTTTGATCGAAGATATCCTGAAACGTAACGGTTACACCTTGGAATGGTGCTATGACGACACACTCCAGGGCCAAGGTGCGGGCGGCACAGATGCGGTGATTCTGACAGTACCTGAGATCAAGAAACCCAAAATCCCGAACTGGAATACCAATACGTTTGCCGATCTGACGCCGGGTATGTTGGCTACAAACGTGATGTACTGCGACATGGTCGCGCCGCGGGAAATCCCGACCCCGTTGCCGGGTGGCGCTATCGACGTGCTGAGCGAATTGCGTATCACGTCGGGCTGGGGCCAACGCGGCGAAGCTGTTACGGTTCTGTCGATCCAGTACGAATAAGCTGTTCGGTTAAGACGTAGAGACAGTTACCCCTAGGGGCTAGGCAAACCCTGCTTAGCCCCTTTCACTATAGAGAGTAAGTCACCATGGCTAAGACGCACGCTACCTTGTATATCGCTAACTGCTCGACCTTGGATCAGGATTTTCACTTTCGGGTATCCGATGTGCCGAAGCTGATTATTCAGCGTATCCCGGCCGGCTCGCAAAAGGCGCTGCTCAGCAAAGAGATCAAGCTCAGCGACATCGATAAAATTATCAAGCAGCACGCCAAGTATGGTTTGATCGATGCAAAGGAAATTCCCCGTACCACGAAATTCGTAGGGCTGTGCTACTCCCTTGATGTGCCGGTGTCGCATGACACGCTTGTTACCGCGATTACGCATAACAAAGACGTTCTGCTTGATAAGGCGCATTTGATCCGCACGGTCCAGGCTGAAGCGCTGCATGCGCAAGTACAAGACCAAGCTGACCGTCTGGCTGGTGAACTAGGTTCGCAGGCACCGAAGCTGGCAGGTATCGAGATGCAAATTGAGCAAGAAGTAAAGCGCGGAGAGGACCAAGGCGCGGACCGACTAGAGGAAGTCATCTCTGTGTCTAAGCCGGGTTCGCCGATGGCTCAGAAAGGCGCTGAGCGTGCGCGTCAAGCCAAGAGCAACCGCCGTTAATTGATCAACTTAGGAAAAGTTAAATGCCCACGTTAGCCGGTTATTTGTGGTTTTTACGCAATATCGTTGAGGTGCCGGTTCCGGCATTGCCTGACGATTCGCCGGCTATCGCTTGGTCGTTTAACATGGCGCTTGCAATGGTCAATGCTGAAATTCAATGCGAGATACCGCTTTTATATGCTGTTGCGGTAAACAACTTCGCGGCAGACTGGCTGATCAACTGGGCGCCGGATCAAGAAGGTCAAACCTATTTTACGTTACTACGTAAAAGTAACCGGATTCTCTCTTTCGTGGCCGGTGTGATTAACGCGTCGGCCGATGAAACGGACAGCCAGTCTTTTATGGTGCCGGATACGTTTAAGAATTTCGGCGTACAAGATTTACAAAACCTTAAAACGCAATACGGCCGCGAGTATCTAGCGATTGCGCAGCAGGTCGGAAGCCTTTGGGGTATGTCATGAGTTACAAATTAAACGTCGTCAAGGTACACCAAGACATATGCGGCGCCCTAGGCCTAGACGCCAATGAGGTGCTAGCGATTACTATCGAATTCGCAGGGCGCTCGGTGCCCGTTGTTACCGTCGAATTTATGCCGGAGCAAGTAGGCCTAGAAAAAGTGGCTAACGTACTAAAGCGCTATGCGCTCAGGGAGCTATAGGAATGGCTTTTACTCTGCACCTCGGTGTGATCGACGTACCTTATGCGTTTTCGTCGGTCAACACGACGCCGGTACCGAAGCGGGCAAAAGGTAAAGCTGCCCGCGGTAAGGCGCTTGTCAAGCTGGCGACGGAGCGTAAAGTGCAAAGCGGTACCGAGACAACCGGCGACGTGGCGGACTGGCTGGAAACCAAGTACGGTGTGATGGCTAAGTTTTGGGAGTTGCAGGGCCAAGTCTGTGCTGACGCCCTGGGCCAGTCTTTAGTTGGCTACCTGCAAAATCAGCAACTCGGTGCGCCCGCCGGTAGCAACCCTTTTGCCCAAGGTGAAGATGCCATAGCGCAGATGTTTCGCCAGTTTCTCAGTGATGACGAAATGGCGCATGCAGGTGTGCCCGGTGTGCCAACTCAGGCCGCCTTGGACGGGTTTAACCCTCGGCTGAAAAGTAAGCAAGGATCACCGCGGCCGTCGTTTATTGCGACAGGTCTTTACCAAAAATCGTTTAGAGCCTGGATAGAATAATGGCCTCAGCCGTCGAAAGTGCTGCCTCGGGCTCGCCTCTTAACGCTGCGTTAGAGGCAGGGCTTGACAACATTTCATACAACCAGACGATTACTTTTACCAAGTACATACGACTGGTGCTGCCGCTCGACGGCTATGTTTTCTGGGTGCGCGCGGATCAAGTATCCCCTGGCGCTTTGCTTAACGCGCATCGCCTGAACCAGCTTTGCTTGAATGCGCCGACCAAGGTTTTAACGCCGGCGCCGACGCTCGTAGTGCAAGGCGCCTTCCATTTCATGACGAATCAGGAACAGCGTCAAGACGAAACCCTGGCTATCAATTCAGTGCTGTTTAATTGCACCGAGGAGATCCAAGATTTTAACGAGATTGGTCCTAATTCGATCTGGATAGGCGAGTTCGAAGGTGTGCGTTTTGCCTTTACTCGGCGCCGCATGTTTTTCGAACAAGCCGGCATATTCCACTACCAGGGCGAAGCCATCTATGCCGCTATGGAGTCGCAGATTATTGACGACGTGACAGGGTTCGACACGCAGAACGTGATCGTCTCGAACAGCCTGCCTATGTGGCTAAGCTTAGACCAGTTTATGCCGATGTACCCGTCGTTCTTGGTACCAGATAACATTGAACCGCCCTACGCTTCGGTGCATATCGAGCCCTCCGGCACCCGTGCGATTCAGCCGGTACCGTGGAATGATTCAATGTCGAATCACTACCAACTGGTGCGCGATAAAGTCAAAATTACGATCTACGGTTTGCGTAATTTTAACGCGCTGGACTTTCAGGATTACATTTTCAACTACTCACTGGAAACCGATAATTTCGGCCTAGTCGGTGAGATGCCTGTCATGCGTGACGAAAAGCGTATCCAGTCAGAATTGAATGTAATCGCAATGAAAAAGGTTTTCGAGCCTGAGATTAGTTACTATCAAACCCGCATTAGAAACATAGCGCAACAAGATATCCTCAGCGCTACTGTAAACTATGGCATCGATCCTACCCCTGTCGTTTAATAGCCGGAGATAACACCATGCCTCAAACAGCGCAACAAGTCGCAATTTTTCAGCAAGCCGGCTCGAACGTCAACGTCTTGGAGACGGCGGCGAAATCGACACATCTCAACATTACAGCCGCCACAGTGGTTAAGGCCACGCCCGGTACCGCCGTTATCGTCAACGTTTTGGTCGTCGGTACCGGTACCGGCACGATTAATGATTGTGCGACAACGGGCGCCGTCGCTACCGCAAACGAGGTGTTTGTTATCCCTGAAGCCGTGGGTAGCTATCCGGTACATTTCCCTTGTGCAGTGGGGATTGTCGTCACGCCTGGCACGGGTCAAACCCTGGCCGTGTCGTATAACTAAGCCGAGGCCGCGTTATGTCCAATGATATTGTCCAAATCAACGTATCGCAGCAGGTCGGTGCTACCTCGTCGACGCTGCAACAGACCGGTGCGTGTATCTCAAATGGGGCGACGACCTTAGCCGAAGGCACGACGGCGCTAATCACGCAAACCTCAGATTTAACGCCGTTGCTCGTGGCCCCGCAGGCCCTTACCTCGCTAACGTGGCTCTCCTCGGTTGTGACCGGGACTACTACGACCCCGCACGGCTATACGACAGGGCAATCGATTTACCTGACGATTGCCGGTGCCGCCCCGGCCGGGTATAACGGCACTTTCCTTGCCTCTATCACAGGGGCCAGTACCTTCACCTACCCCCTGACGACCAACCCCGGTACCGAGACAACACCCGGCACAGTCATTAGCGGCTCGGTAGCAGAATTGACGTCCATGATTGACACGTTTTTCGCGAACGGGTCGACCGTCTCAGTCAATGTACTTGAAGTCGGCGCGGTAAGCTCGACGGTAGGTATCGCAAATTTTGACACTTGGCTGACGGCTAATCTGAACAAAATCTATCTGGCCTTGCTACCGCGTTCCTGGGCCGCCGACTCGACTCTGCTGCCCTTGGGCAAGTTGTACTCGTCTACGACAAGCAAGTTTTACATGCTGACAACCTGCAGCATGGCTGACTATGCCGAGTACGCAGCGACCAAGTGCTTCGTCACCGCAGTAGAAGCGGCCGGCGTAGCTACCCCGCCGAGTACCGAGTTTGATCTTGCGTCCTTTATGTGGAACGTGCTCAATCAGAACCCGAGCACGACAAATAAAGTCCCGCCGATGGCCTTCCGTTTTGTCAGCGGGGTAACGGGTTCGAATTTTACCGGGCCACAGCAATCGGCGCTTAAAGCCGGTTTCTGTAACTATTTCATTACGGGCGCGGAAGGTGGCATTTCAAACATCATCACTAAATGGGGTACGACAGCGGACGGCCGCGATTTTACTTACTGGTATGCGGTTGACTGGCTTCAGATCAATATCGCCTTGGCCTTGTCAAACGAGATTATCAACGGGTCAAATAACCCGATCAATCCGCTCGGCTACAACCAAAACGGCATCAACCGCCTGCAATTGCGCGCACAGCAAACGACCAACAGCGGCATCACGTATGCTTTGATCTTGTCTCCCGCCACGGTTCAAGCTGTGCCGTTTGCACAGTACGTAGTCGACAACCCGAATGACTACCTGGAAGGCATCTATAACGGGTTTTCACTGGTTATGACCCCGCAAATCGGGTTTAAATCGATCACGTTTAATATTAGCGTGACTGACTTCATTACAAGCTAAGGAGCCTGACAAATGGCAACTAATCCTATGGTTCCACAGGGCACCCTAAACCGGTTACGGGGCTCCTACTCTGTCGTCAATTTCCCGGCACTAAACGTTCCTGCGTCCTACCTGGGTAAAGCCGGTATCTCGCTGACGTTTGACGGGGAAGCGACGACGTATATTCCGACGATGACCGGCGCCGTTACCTCGCCGGAGCCATATCAGATGGTGACGGTTGAAATCCCCCTGCTGAAAACTCAAGGGCTCGCGCAGCAGTACGAGACGCAAAAGCAACTGAGCACTTTGCTCGGGGATTCGACGGTCTACACCGATAGTTCGGCGCTGCCTCAGTTCGACCTGATCAACACCTCGATCGGTACGATCAAAGAATTGAAATTCGGCGGGGAAGATGCCGGGTACGTGGTGGAAATTAAAGGCTACACACTGATCAACAGTTCTTTGTGGGACCTGCTCTAATTTAACCGGCAGTAACGATAGGAGGCACTGTGTCTATTAACAAGCAAATGAATATCGTGGTCGAAGTTGAAACGGATATCGGCGTGCTGCATGTGCATTCAACGCCGATCACCCTGGAAAACTTCGAGCGCCATTACTTGATTATGTCCAAGACTTGGGCCGCCCTGTACGGCGAAGGTCTTGGGGCAATCAGCGGGCCGCGTGTGTCCTACTTGATGCTCAAGGATATCGCGACCTCACGTAAAATGTGGGATGGCCAGGACGGGGTGAAAAATACACTGGTGGCCGAAATTATCCGGCTTTCCAATGTTGCCCTTCCTGACGCTAACGGCGGCTGGCGACGTACTTCTCTTGACCGGGCGCAAGAGGAAAAAATGCTAGGCGCTACTGAAATGAGCGAGCTTTTAGGGGCACTTGTGTTTTTTACGTTGGCCTCTGCGATACAGCGTGGGAAAGAACTGTTGATCACGCTAGCCGGGATGAATGGCGTATGGGGCACACGCGCCGCATCGTGGAGCTTTACGGAGTACGTCGATTCCTTGCAGACGTCGACAGAGGCCGCGAATACTGGCGAGATGGCGGAGACGATCCCTCTTTCATCTGTGCCGCACTAGATTGGGCCTCCGGCGAGGGCTTCACGCGGTTTTTCTTGGAGTATGGGCTCGGCTGGGACTCGGCGCAAGAATTCAGGCATCGTCACATAGTTAAAGCAATTCGACAAAGAGGGGGCCTGTAATGCCTGTATCGATCCTAGAAGTCGATGTTAATGACGAAAAATTTAAACAGTACGAGGCCACATTTGCCAAGTACGAAGCCCTCGCACGTACCCTGCCGAGTACGTGGGAGGCTGTCAATAAAGCGACTTCAGCCAATATCTCGGCGCTCAGGCAATCCGCGGCGCAAATAGCTAAGATGCAAAAAGCTATGGCCGGGATTGCCAAGCAGCAGAACTTAATGATGCGGGTCAGTCAGACGACAGCGACCCAGTTTGTCAGCCTTGCAAAAAGCTCAGGGTCGATCGCGTCCAATATCACTAAAGCTACGACGTCGCTGCTTAAATGGGCAGGCATTACGTCCGTGCTAGGGGGTTTAGTCGGCGGTGGCGGCCTGTTCGGCATTACACGGCTAGCTGAGTCAGTATCGGACAATCGGCGCCAATCTCAAGGGCTTGGCACAACATATGGCGAGAACAAAGCTTTTGACTTGAGCTACGGCAAGTATGTCGATTCAGGAAGCTTTCTGTCTAACGTCAATGCTTCGGTACATGACCTGTCGAAACGCTGGGCGCTGAGTGCGCTTGGAATTTCTGAACACGACATACAGAACAAAGACACCGCGCAACTCGCGCAGGAAGCGCTGCCTTTGATCCGCCAGAAATACCTTGCTAGCGGGCGGACAGCACAGGGCGCACATGCCTACGGCCTTGACCAGTTTATGAGCTTGGAGGATCTGAACCGGCTCGCTAAAGCCTCGCCCGAGGATCTGCAATCCGCTCAAAATACCTATGGCAAAAACAGCAAACTACTTGACCTGAGTGATCAAACGGCCGAGTCCTGGCAAAATTTTAAGTACCAGTTAGATACGGCCGGCGACAAAATCGAAAACGTATTCGTGAAAGCCTTGGACCCTTTGATTCCTTCTTTCACCCAGTTATCCGACGCGCTTGCTAATGCCTTCGGCACGGTGCTAGGCGACCCGCATTTTAAAGAATATTTAGCTGACGCTGCAGCCGGTCTGCAAGACTTCGCGAAGTACCTGGTATCGGATGACTTCAAGGAAAGCACACATAAATTTTTTGCAGTAATCGACGCCCTTGGCACGCACCTTTACGACCTACTGGGTAAGCTGGGCTGGGTCGGCCCCGATTCGAGCGGGGGCTCAGGTGCGGGGGGCGATAAACCCGGCGCCGCGCTCGACCCTAATGCCTATGCCGATGCGACAAGTGAACAGGAAAAAGGCATCCGGGATATAGGCATTTTTCACGGCAACCTCAGCACGGCTGCAGCGATCAACGATGCGATCACGCATCCTAACGATTATGCCGCCCGCGAGAAAGCACGCCAAGCCATGGCTGCGGCCTCGGATTCGGTAAAAAACCCGACCATGGGGCCGATCATGAAAGGCTTGTTTGACGAGTACGGTTTTAGCTCGCTAAACGATTCGCCTGAGACTGTGATCAATATGGACGAAGTGCCGGCGATTAAGCCGAAGGCTAAAACCGTTATGCCTTCCTCTTCTGAGCCGAAAGAGACGCCTATCACGATGCTTGATATGAGCGACTTCCCGGAAACAGCTAACGCTATGAGCGCCCCGGACGTATCAAGCGGGGTTAGCGGGCCGCACGGCGAACGGCATAACCCAGGTAACTTGCGCGTACCTGGCGCAAATGCTTTTCAGTCTTTCGCCTCAGATGCCGACGGCGTACAGGCCATGGCGAATCAGCTATTGCTTTATCAAAGCCGTGATCACCTGGATACGCTACAAGATATCATTTCGAAATATGCACCGCCGAAAGATGCGCAGGGCCATTTCGAAAATGATACCCCGCGGTATATTCGCGACGTGAGTAAAGAAACGGGATTTGATCCGAAAGAGCATTTAAGCCTGACAGATACCGCTACGCTTTCTACGGTTATGAGTGCGATGCTGAAAGAAGAAGGCTCGAAAGGCTATAGCGCGGATAAGGTGGCTCAAATCATCAGCGCTAAGCAAGGGCAAGGCTCGATAGCGCAGCCTGTCATTATCGAGATTAACAACAACACGGGGGGGAGCGCGATCGTTTCCTCTCGGTCTATAGCGTACTGATTATGATCAGCTTAGGGCGCGAGCTTTTTCGACTTGGGTTTGAAGTATCCCCTATCATTTTGACAGGCGGTATCGCTAGCTCGATTCCCGGCGGCATGCTGCCTATCATCACGATCACCGAAGCGGCAAGCTTTGTGACGGATCTGCTCAACGGCTCGGTTGACGATACCTTAGACAATTTCTTTGCCCACTATCGGCCGCTACCCGGCTCGTCGCTCGTAGATAACGATATCGGGCAATACCCATTTGCCAATCAAACCGTGGCGGCCAATGCGACGATAGCCATCCCTTTGACTATATCCCTGCAAATGATCTGCCCTGTGCGCAAGGCGGGGGGCTATACAGCCAAGTTGATCACCTTTACCGCGCTTACTCAGGTACTTGCGATGCATACCGCGCAAGGCGGTTTATACACAGTGGCTACCCCCGCACAAATTTATACGAATCTTATTTTGCGTAAGCTGCATGACGTATCGGCAGGGCAAAGCGCGCAGGCGCAACATACTTATCAGTGGGATTTTGAGCAACCCCTTGTTACGTTTAGTGCAGCCGCCTCGGCACAAAATAGCCTAATGGGCAAGCTATCGAGCGGCACGCAAATATCTGGTGATCCAACTTGGTCCGGGGCGCAAACAGCCGTAGGCAGTACGCTATCCGGCGCCGTCAGCACGACCGTGACAGGCGCGCAGAACCTGACAGGTACATTGACGGGGGCCGCGTCCGGCGTGACAGCTAGCGCGGTGCCTAGCGGCTCTTCTATTGTGACGAGTTTGCCATGAGTACCGTAATTACACCTTTCACGCCTTCAGCTAACGCGCCTTTCACTTTTCAAGCTGTGCTCGACGGCACGGCCTATACCGTGACGGTGTATTGGGGTTTATTCGGTCAGCGCTGGTATATCTCGATTACGACAAGCGACAACGTGCTCGTTAAATACTGTGCAATGGTTGGCTCCCCCAACGGATACAACATAAACTTGGTCGCAGGCCGATTCACATCACAGCTTGTTTTCCGGGCGCCGTCGCAGCAGTTTGAGGTAATCGGCTAATGCGCTACTACGCCATTACGATTACAGATCCGGCCGGCGTAGCCCCGACACGCGCATGGAGTTCTTTGCTCGACAGCGGCGCGTTTAATCCGGCTGCGGCGCAAATCGAACTCGACATACCCACGGTGCCTTTTGCTACACCCATGGGCCAGGCTTACTTGCGGATCTGGGGGCCCTCGCTGCAAGACGTGGCGCAAGCTTCAAATTTCAACGGGCGCAATATCACGATAGCCGGGGGTATGTCTAAAGGCCTGCCCTTGGCAAACCCAAAACAGGCCGGCGTGCTCGTCATAGCGACGGTGCAACAAGCCTTCGGCAATTGGGAAGGTATCAACCAGTCGCTTGATTTTAACTTGATCCCGAACGGCGTGAATTTTACGCAGCCGGCGAACTTGGTTCACAATTGGACGGCAGGCACGCCGTTAGCCACGGTGATTAAAAATACCCTGGCCGTAGCCTTTCCTACCTATACCGCGAACATCAACATTAGCCCGAACCTTGTACTTGCTCATGACGAGCCGGGGTTTAGTCAATCCCTGGTGCAATTCGGCACGTACATTAAATCCGTCAGTCAAGCAATTCTCGGCGGTACTTATCCGGGCGTGGATATTGTTCTGCGCAATAATGTATTCAGCGTGTATGACGGTACGACAACCAAGACGCCAACTCAGGTAGCTTTTACCGATATGATCGGGCAAGCGACTTGGATCAACCCCGGCCAGATATCGTTTTACAACGTCATGCGCGCCGATATCAACGTGGGTGACTACATCAAAATGCCGCCAGGCCAGGTCACGACCACGCCGCAATCTTTATCGCAGTATCGGCAAGGCTCGGTGTTCCAGGGTACATTTCAAGTCGACATGGTGCGGCACGTCGGGAATTTCCGCCAGCGCGACGGCCGTGGCTGGGTGACGAGCTTTTACGCGCATCCGGTTGTTACCTCATGAACACCTTAAAAACTCCGTTCGCTTTATCTCAAAACCAGTTTGCCCGAGATAAAGCACTTGACGCGATTCAGCTAACCGGCCGGTCTCTTCCGGCGCGCGTGGTCAAGGCGAGCAAATCGTTTATGACGGTGAGTTTCCAGATATCGAGCATCTTCACGCTGATGCAAGTGACGGTGCCACTTATCGGCCCAGAATATATCCGATATCCGATGCAATCCGGCGACGGCGGGTTCCTGGTGGCGGCAGATGCACGGCTCGGCGGTATCAGTGGCCAGGGGGGAGGCACGGCCACGCTTAATCAACCTGGCAATTTATCCGCACTGGTGTTTATTCCTTTCGCTACAACCGCTTGGTCTGAGGTTGACCCGCAAGCGGTGACGATCTACGGACCGAACGGGGTTGTTATGCGTGATACGGGTTCGGGTGCCGTAGTGACGGTCCTGCCGACGCAGATCACGCTAGCCGTGGGTTCTGTTAACATCACGATCAATGCTTCAGGAATTACACTTAACGGGCCGGTGACGACGATCGATTCCCCGGTGATTGTGCTGAATGGTGAGCTTTCACAGGGTACCGGCGCTACGTCTTACGCGGCAACTTTGCAAGGGCCTGTTACGGTTATTCAGGAGGTCACAGCAAACGGGATACCGCTGAGCGCGCACGTACATCCAGGGGTGCAGCCGGGTACAGGCGATACAGGCGCACCTATCGTTTAAGGATTGACATGAGAACCTATGGCCGCATCACGAATAACGACGGGTCCTTATCCTGGGTTGAGGTGCAGACTGCCGCGAACGGCGACAATTCGCAAATCTATCTGACGACTTTGATCCAGTGTTTAAAGCTGGTCTTGGGGGAAAGTCCGTTTTATGCGAACTACGGTATCCCCGCGATTCAGTCAGTGCTGACGCAGATTTTCCCTGATTTTTACGTGACGCAGACACAAAGCCAGTTCGCGCCGTACTTTGCTAGCCTGCTCGTCTATAAGCAGGCTAGTGCGACTCCGACTTACAATATCGCCTGTACTACCCTGTTAGGCGCGCAGATAGCCCTTAAGGTGCCTCAATGAGCCTCCCCCTTGTTATGACTGCAGCCGGCCCGCAACCGGAGGCCCCAACTACGATCCTGGCGAATATCATCGCTTATGCTGAAGCGCAAGCCCCCGGCTATACCGCGAATTTGCCGGCATCCCTGATCGAAGATATTTCGAGTACCGATACCGGGGCTGTCATCCTTTGCGATGCGGCTCAGCTTGAGCTGATCAACTCAATTACGCCCCTCGGCGCCAATCAATTTATTCTGAATCAACTCGGCGCGCAAACCGGCGTAGTGCAAGGGCTTGATACCAATACGAGTGTCTATGTCGTATTTAGCAGCACAACACCTGGCTTCGTTATCAATATCGGCTTTACGGTATCCGACGGCCAGTATCAATATATAGCGCAAGACAACGCGGTTATCGGGTCAAGCGGCTCGACGGTACCTGTATTTTGCGTGGCTTCGGTAGCGGGGTCTTGGGCTGTGCCGATCAACACGGTCAATGAAATAATCACCTCAGTTCCGGCACCTATCGTAGTGACGTGTACCAACTTGGTGACGGGCGTACCGCAGGCTGCGGCACAGACTGAAGAGGATTATCGAGCGCAAGTTGTGCAGGCGCAAGAAGCTACCGGCGTAGGCATGCCGAGCTTTTTACGTACTCAATTGCAAAACGTACCTGGGGTGCAAGCCCGGTTAATCTCGATCATTCAAGGTACGGGGCAATGGGAAGTGATCGTAGGCGGGGGTGACCCTTATGCCGTGGCTCTTGCGATCTATAACGGCGTGCTCGATATTTCCACGTTGATAGGATCGACGCTTAGCGTACTGGGTTTAACACAGGCAAATCCCGGCGTCGTGACAACCAGTCTCAATCATGGTTTCGCCACGGGCCAGGTGATCAATATAGCCGGCATTGTTGGGCCGACCTCACTCAACAATACCCCGCTTACTATCACGGTGCTGACACAGACGACTTTCTCTATCGGTGTCAATACGACTTCTTTGCCGGCCTGGGCCAGTGGCGGAGTAATTACGCCGAATCTGCGTAATGAAGTCGTGTCGATCAACAATTTCCCTGACGTGTATGTGATCCTTTTTGTGCTGCCTCCACAGCAAACGGTAGGCGTGATCGCAACGTGGAACACAGATAGCCCGAATTTTATCAGCGCTGCCTCCGTGTCGAATTTAGCTACCGCGCCCTTGGCGGCATACGTTAACAGTATCGTAGTCGGCCAGCCGATCAACCTGATTCAAATGTCGACAATTTTTACCGAGTCGATAGCCAGTGTAATCCCTGCTGAATTCTTGACCCGGTTAGTGTGGTCTATCACGATCAACGGGATTACGACGGCGCCGCAAACAGGTACTGAGATCGTACTCGGGGACCCTGAAAGTTATTTTTTCTGTACAGCGGCGAACATCTCAGTAGTGCAAGGCTAAGCCATGCTAACTAAAACGATACCCTCCTGTCTGTACTGGGAGTATAACGACGATCAGGATCTACAGGCATTTGTCGACGCCTATAACGCACAGACCCAGGCCTACATTGACTGGTTTAATGCCATTAACTTGCCTGTGTATGCGGGCAACGCTCAGGTTGTAGGGCCGCTCTTGGATTGGGTGCTGACAGGCATTTACGGTCAACCCCGACCTGTGTTGCTTGGTACGCGCACGACGGAAGCCGGCCCGCTGAATACCTACACGCCTAACAGTATGGTGCTTAACGCACTGAGAAAAATCCGGCCGGCGAATATCCTGCCTACATCCGACGATGTATATAAGCGCATCGCAACATGGAACCTCTATCGAGGTGACGGGCCGCAGGTTAATATCGCATGGCTTAAACGCCGGGTCGTCCGGTTCCTGATCGGGGTTCAAGGCACGGCGCCCAATATTGACGAGACGAGCCAGGTTAGCGTTACCTTTGGTGCGGGTCGTATAATCTACATCAACATTTTGCCCGGTATCGGGGTGCTGAACGGCGGCGCACTTTTTAATGTAATGGGGTTTAACACGCACGCTTTTAACGAAGTTGATATTACGACGTATAGTTATATGAACGTGGGGCTTGCCTATGTACTACAGCAAGCGATTAATGCCGGCGTCGTAGAACTTCCTTTTCAGTATACCTACATCGTAGGGATAAACGCATAATGACCTATTTTCTCGGCGCCAATAACGCAAGCACTAAGCTAGCCTCAGCGATCACCAGTAGCCAAACGACAATTCCGGTCACTGCGGGAACCGGTGCCCTCTTCCCTTCGCCAGGGGCTGGGCAAGTTTTCGCTCTTACGTTAGTAGACCAGGCTACAGGGCAATTACGCGAGGTGACGTATTGCACCTCGCGCACAGGGGATGTGCTAACGGTCTTACGTGGGCAAGAAGGTACGACAGCACGAGCCTATCAGATATACGACTTAGCCCTAAATCTATTTACCGACGGTACATTTTTAAATCTAGCGCAGCAACCCTCTGACGCCTTCGGCGGGTCATCTCAAACCCAAGTCTACGCAGGCAATCCGAACGGGCATGTAGCGGGTACCGGGGCTAGTACAGGGCCTGGGGCGCCCTCTCTCGTATGGGACATCACGGATAGTGCTTACTGGTTATGTACAGCAACAGGCACAGCTTCTACCGCAACTTGGCTGAAAATAACCGGGCCTATCTCAGGGTTAAGTATTGGATTTGGCCTTTACAATGACGGTGCGGGTAATCTCGCTGTATCTCCGAATATCGTAGCGGGGAGTACGACCATCACTGGCTCAGGAACGTACCCTCCTGGGTTTTATTTCGTGGATACGACAGCAGGACCTATCACTGTTACCCTAGCGGCTACTCTCACTCTTGCCTATACTTTTGAAGATTCTAATCAGAGCTGGGCCAATAACAACCTGACTATTATAGGTAACGGAAACTTGATAGGTAAGCCAAACCTAAAAGTATCAAGCCTTAATGCGATGCAAGCTGGGGGCCAATTCTCCTTAGTCGCTAACTCCTCTTACTGGAGACTTGTTTAAATGTCCACGCCTATATCACAGTTTTTAACCGCACCGCAGCCTCAGGCGAATGCTGGTGTTGCCGTTGCGCTCAATAACCTTCTGCAATTGTTCCCGGATGGAAATGTCTATCCGGCGCAGGTATCCGACTATGCGGCCACGGCGAACACTGGAAATATTTTAGCCCCGACCACTCTTTCAAATGCCTACGCAACTACGTTCCCCGGAGGCGCGCTCGCGGCACAAGGTCTTGACGGGTCTTATTATGTCCTGGCCGCGGACGGTAGCTCCACCACAGACGGGCTTACACTAACAAAATATACGGCTCTAGGCGTATTGGTTTCGAGCGTGGTGCTCGATAGTTCTGCATCGAATAGCTGCCCGCAGGCCAATGTTTTTATCCTGTCCAATGGTAACATCGGCGTCGTATGGAGTGAGTCCAGCGTAGGTGCCAAATATGCCGTATATAACGTATACCTTCAGGCTGTTCAATCTGTGGCGGTGCCGACAGGCGGGGGCACTACTTACGCAGCGAATATTGTCTCTTGCGCCATTACTGTCGGCGGCTTTGCGCTGTTCTATGGTACAGCCGCGACCACTTCAAGCCTGACTATCTATAACAATTCCGGTGCCCAACAAGCAACGGCCTCGCTCGCCGCAACGGGTAGCGCTGTTCCTTCGGCGATCGCGCAGATATCAAATGGCAACCTCGCGTTGACATATAACACCGGATCTGCGCATCAAGTCACCATATACAATACGAGTGCAGTGCAACAGGTTGCGCCCTTCGCCGGGCCGACAACAGCCGGCGGTCCGGCCTGTATCGCTTCAGTATCTGGGTATTTCGCACTATCGAGTTACGTTAGCTCAACACAAATATCCTATACGGTTTATAGCAACGCGGGCGCGAAGCAGGGCTCTACCCTTTCGTTCACGGCACTAGTCCAAACCTACTATGCTTTCCCGCTTGTATCGGATGGTACAAATTTCTGGGCTGTCTACGTTACAGGCTCTTCGCCGAGCACTTTCAATTTCACCAAGATAACCACGGCCGCGGTTAGCACCACGTATCTGGGCGGCACAGTAACCTCTCTAGCGACAAGCACTTTTTCGCTTGCCTACGATGGCTACGGTAATTTGATTTCCACGGTGTGTAATTTCACTAATAACGCCAGTGGTTCGATCTATTACACCGTGTTTAATATCAACCTACTAATTTCTCTTGTCGCTGTGACTCAGGTAAGCACGTACTACGGGGCTTACACCAACGCTATTGCAGTTGGCGACGGCGCAACTCTTATCGTCGGGGCATCTGCGCTGTCCGGTACGGCTGCTTATCAGACGATTATTAAATATGTTAATACCGCAATACTCGGGGCGGCAACTATTGCTGCGGCGATTAATACCCCCGTAACTTTTGATACGACGAGCGGGTATAAGCAAATTACACCCTTGAAAGGTACTTTTTCGAAAACCTTCAACAATAAGACGAGTTCTAACGTCTACGGCAATGCAGGTACGATCATTTCAACCGCCGTGACTTTGCAAGGAATGTAAACGATGACAACTTATACATTAACGGGTGACGGCCAGACTTACGCCAGTTCAATATCGCCGGTCTATGACGTGCTATTCCGCTTTTGGCGCTGTCAGGACGCCAACGGTAACGACTTCAACGTGACTGACCCAACGGGCTCGACGTTTACCGTAAGCGGGGGCTATACGCCAAACTATGTCACGATACCGACGTTCAAACTGTTGTTCTCGCCGGCTGAGGAAGTCGCAATTTATGCAAGCGTCGATCCCCAGGTGGTGCGGTTTGTCGCGCTAGTTGACGACCCGAAAACGATGGCGCTAGATTTGAATTTGCCTGCTGTGATCGAGCGGGTAACCTATCTTTCTACGATGCCAGCCAGTGACCCTCCGGGGGCTTTGCCGATATCAGAGGCACGTCTTGCCCAGGTACTTAGCGGGGTGCTGCAGTGACACGCCTGGAACTCTTCGGCATGTGGCTTCTGGTCGTGCTCTTCACGCCAGTGCTGCTTATCGCCATGCTCATACAGGCGCTATTCGGATCAGAGGCACGCGCTAAGAGCATGGCAATAGCCCAGGACGAGTGCGGTAGCTCCCTGTTCGGTAACCCGCCCACGGAGACAATTAGTACAGCCACGGGCAACGCCTTAGTTGAAGGTAAGCGCTGGGCTAAACTCGTCGCGCCTTTCATCGACTTTATATTCGGCAAAGGGCATTGCTTAGCCAATGCCTCTATCCCACCTGAGGGTTCACCATGAGCGCTATCGTTGAACTATTTGCTAATAACGCACAGACCACGTTAGCGGCGCCGATCGTTTCTACTTCCACGTCTTTAACTGTAGCAACCGGGACCGGTGCGCTTTTCCCGAACCCGAATACCGGGCTCAATCAGTTTTTCCGCATTACCTTGGTTGACGCACTAACCGGTCTTGTCAATGAGATCTGTTTTTGCACAGCACGCACAACCGATGTAATGACGGTCATACGTGCGCAGGAAGGTACTGCGGCGGACAACTGGCTGGCCGGCGATAGCGTGTCCAGTTTCATCACCGACGGCACTATGACCAATCTCGTCCAGGCAGGCGCCAGTGTCGGGGTAAAGGCTACGCCAGGATGGCGCAATAACCCAGACGGCACTATTACGCAGTGGGGAAGCGGCACATTGCCGGCCAGCGCGGCGACAACCTCAACCGTGGCAGTTACGTTTCCTGTGGCCTTTACTTCTGGTGTATGGGCGATGCAGATTACCCCCTACGGGTCAGCCAATAGCAGTACCGGCGGCCAGCCTACAACTGGGGCGCAAGGTGCGCCTACGCTAACCGGATTTACTGCCAAAGGGGATACGCTAGGTTACGCTACGTTCAACCAGGCCGTGGCCTTTACCTGGGAAGCGACAGGCGTATAGTATTTAAGCGGCTTACTGCCCGAAGGTCGCTTAGCTTTTAAGCGGCTTTCTCTTATCAGGAAAAGACTTATGAGCACCGAAACCGAGATTAGCGAACTACGCGAGCGCATGGGCCGCGCTGAGCACCAGTTAGACGTCGGGGGCGATCGGTTTAAAGAGGTATCGGAGGCGTTAAACGGGCTCGCCTCTGCGGTGACTGAGATCAAGGAGCACCTAGGGCGGCAAGATAGTTCTAGCGCTGAGATTAAATCTTCGATTGAAGGAATCGTCGGCATGTGGGAAGGCGGGGCGCGCTGGGGCCGAGGGTTTTGTAAAGCGGCGCGCACTTATGAATGGGCTGTGACCTGGCTGCTATCTAAAAAAGGTTTAGCGACTTTAGGTATCATAGCGCTTGTCCATTATCTGACCTTTCAAACCCTACCCGTATGGGCGACTTGGGCGATGAAAGGATATGCGTTGCTTGAAAAATTTGCAGGGTAATCATGACTACACCACTGGGTAATCTTCCTACACCGCCAACGGTAACGCGACGTGGCTTCCGGCTGCGTTTAGTTGATGACTGGCGCGAGTGCTGGAAATATGGTTCGATCCATATCGCCGCCACCTTCGCCGGTCTTTACCTAGCCGTGCCGCGGCTGCTACCCTCCTTGGCGGACCAGTGGCCGAACGTGGCGCCATTTGTCATGCGCTTTTTCCCGCACGCCGATGGATCTGTCGCCCCCGCTATCGGCTCTCTGCTGATTATTCTGGCCCGTGTTTTAACTTTTGACCGAAGAGGTGAGTAATGGCTGTCATTAATCCGAATTTAGTAGGCGGTACGAATATCACGGCTTTCCTCGATATGATCGCTTCAAAAGCCAGTGAAGGCACGGCAAGCAGCCCAGTTACGGCTAACGACGGCTACGACGTAATTGTGTCGGGCATCAACGGCCATAACATTTTCACGGATTATAGCCAGCACCCTTTCGCCTCCGGCCGTGCGCCGGTCGTCGTGAATCACGCAGGCTTGACCTCTACGGCCAGTGGCCGGTACCAGTTTCTGGTAAAAGACTGGCTGGCCTATAAAGCGCTGCTATCCTTGCCGGACTTCAGCCCTCTATCTCAAGATAAATGGGCTATCCGGCTGATCAAAGAATGCAATGCTATTCCCGCGATTCTGGCCGGCGACTTAGATACAGCTATCGGCCTGTGCGCGCATATCTGGGCCAGTCTGCCCGGTAATAGTTACGGCCAGCCCGAATCGACGGACGCAGCCTTAGAGGCTGCGGATACTGCGGCCGGCGGGGTAATCGGTGCGCCTGCCGCCGAATCGGTACCCGAGCCTATGCCGGTACCGGCCGCCACCCCTGAAGGTACCCTGGCGGCTGTCGAAGCGCCTGTACCCGCACCCTCCTTGGTGCAAGATGTCGTATCCTTCATTGAAAGGATCTAATCATGACGCTGCTTTTATCTCTATTTTCAAGCAAGCTGTTCCTCGGGCTATTGGCCTTGGGTGCCGGTTGCCTCGGTAGCTGGTTCCACGGCCGCGCTACAGGGGCCGCAGCGGCCACGGCTAAGGCAAGTACGCAGATTGCCCTAGCTAACAGTCAAGCAGCCGCAGCACAAGGCCAAGCGAAGGCTGCACAGGCCGTAACAGCCGATGTGCAGAACAGTGTAGCGGCGCAAAAAGCGACAACCGCTATCCCTGATGCATCGATCGATGCTGACTTAAGCGCCATGGGCGAACTGAGGAAAGACTAATGCGCACGCTAATTAGAGTGTTAGTAGCTTGTACAGGACTTGCCCTGGTGTCATGCGCAAGCCAAGCCCCTCTCATGCTGCCCTCGGCACCCGTGATAATCGATAGCGCCTGTACTTGGCTTTCTCCTATGTCGGCTTCGGCCTCGGATACGATCGAGACACGGCGCGAGATCGATACTTTTGACCGAGCCTATCGAGCAAACTGCCCTGCTGTAGCGCCGAGCAAATAAATCGTGTTATCGTAGCGGCTCTTACCTTATTAACTTGAACCAAGGAAACAAAATGAGCGATCAGACCGTAACTGGCGAAACCCCGGAAGCCGTACCCGCAGCCGAACCTGTCACCGAAGTATCGACCCCTGAAGTTGCTGCTACCGCAGAAGCGAGCACTGCGGCCGTCGTCGAAACCCCGGCTGTTCAAGATGCCGTGCAAGCTGAACCCGTCGTCGAAACCCCGGCTGTTCAAGATGCCGTGCAAGCTGAACCCGTCGTCGAAACCCCGGCTGTTCAAGATGCCGTGCAAGCTGAACCCGTCGTCGAAACCCCGGCTGCGGTGTCCGCTGATCCGAGTACAACCGGCGTGGTGATTACCCATACCGATCACGACGAAGCTACGGACTTGGCCGCAGAAGTGGAAAGCCATATCAAGACGGCTTACGACGACGCCGGCGCGGAAGTACACGCCTTGTGGGCGCGCCTGAAGGAACTGCTGCATCTGTAAAAGTTATCGGGCGCTGAGTTAGGCCCTATTGAAATGGAAAGCCCCGGATACCTGCTAAGGTCCGGGGCTTTTTAACGGACATTACTCCGTCGTGTGCATGGCATCCTCCGCCTGGTAGAGATAAGGCCTTATCGGGCCGGTATGGAGCGGATAGGACGCTCAGCCTAAGTGCTTTAATTCTAACCTAAGTCAATCAGGCCCTTCCGCCAAGTCTAGATTAACGAGAGTCTGCGCGATAGCTTCCTCTGTTTCCCCGAAGCAAATATAAAAATTTCTGAAGGCTACCCCGATTTGACTCCCCGGAAAGCTAATTGGCTTACCCTCCATAAGAAGCTCAAGGTTACGCCGGCTAAGCCCGAGGACGATGCTCGACCCGATGGTCGCTTTGATCATTTCACTCGCCTCCCGAACATCAAAGGCCGTGCGGTATAACTCGGTGCAGGTGCAACTTCCTCAACAGCTTTCAAGGCTTCCAGACGCTTACGCTCGCGCCGGAAAGTCACGCTGATATCCGTCTCAGCACTATTGCGGTATTTGAATTTCGGGTCTTTCAAGCTTTTCGTGGGGTTAGCCATGGCTGTCTCCGTTAAGCGAAATGTTTATTGTGTAGCCGCTCTAATGTCTCGACCTGCTTATCGCTGAGCCACGTGAGATCGTTTATAGAGCTAACGCTAAGAAGGCCGCTTACGAAGCCTTGTTCCCAATCGTTTAAATCTTTCGTGCCTAGCAAGCCTTCAAGGCGGGAAAGCATTTCAGTGGTGCTAACGTGGCGCATGGTTTATTCCTCCGGGTGACGGGCTAGCTGATCTGCGGCTAATGCCTCTTCAGCTAGTTTAGCGAGTCTTGGGCCTTCGAGCCCGGGATTGCGCATGATGCCGATAAGCGCCTGCATAAGCCGTTGATTACTTGCTTCAAGTGCGGTGATCTTGGCTGATTTTTGCAGGCTACGCACATGGCCTAGCGACCGATTACCGAGTAAGGGCATATTAACCTCCTAACCGTGACCGAGCGACCTCGATCAGCAAATGGTATTCTTTGCCAATCTTGGAATCCGCACCGTGCTTAATATCTACGGCGGCTAAAAATTCAGTATCAGTGCCTAAGAAGCATCCTCGTGTTACTTTTAACCCTGCTTCCGCTTTGAATACAGTAAGCGTGCCGTTTTCACTTCCGACTTTGGAAAACCAAATTAAATGCGCATCGCCGTAGATCCATGCATCGCCGGAGATCCGTGCATTGCCGAAGATCTGTGCCTTGCCGAAGATCTGTGCCTTGCCGGAGATCTGTGCATCGCCGTAGATCCATGCATCGCCGGAGATCTGTGCATTGCCGGAGGTCTGTACATCGCCGTAGATCCAGGTATTGCCGGAGATCTGTGCATTGCTGAAGATCTGTGCATTGCTGAAGATCTGTGCCTTGCCGGAGATCTGTGCATTGCCGGAGATCTGTGCATTGCCGGAGATCTGTGCATTGCCGGAGATCTGTGCATTGCTGAAGATCTGTGCCTTGCCGGAGATCTGTGCCTTGCCGGAGATCTGTGCATTGCCGGAGATCTGTGCATTGCCGGAGATCTGTGCATTGCCGGAGATCTGTGCATTGCCGGAGATCTGTGCATCGCCGGAGATCCAGGCATTGCCGGAGATCTGTGCATCGCCGTAGATCCGTGCATCGCCGTAGATCCAGGCATCGCCGGAGATCTGTGCCTCAGCACTGAAGTTATCTTCTTTTTCTACAAAACCCCCTAAATCCCCGATAGTTACATCCGAGAAAGAAGCCAAGGCTTTAATGCGAAAAAGTTTTACACCGAAAACATTTACTATGAATTCGCTAGTCAGTTCGAATTTTTTAGACACGATAACTTTCCTCCAGGATAAGATGGACCAGCACAATAATTAAATACTCAAGCAATGCGCCGTGGTCCTGGCCTCGTAGTCGGATTAGTTCGATAAGATTCGCGGCAGGTCGGCTCATAATTAACCCCTACTGATCAAGCGCATCAGCGCGCCCGAGTTCAAAAGCAAACCACTCGATACTGGCACTGCGATAGCCGTTTGTCTGTAGGCCTGACGCGGCGCTATTCCAGCCCTGTTGATACGCTAGGGCCGACGTAAGGCTGTCGTCCATCAAGGCCAGGAGCAACGGTGCGAGCCAGGTATGCAATTTAGGTCCGGGGTAAGCGAGATGCAGATGGCTCATGAATTACTCCAGGTAATGACGTAGGCCAATCCACCGCCAATGGCGAGTGCGGCCATAGCACTAAAAACGGCAATCGCAATACCTGCGGCGAGGATGCGTAATGTAGATGTGACGGTCATGATTTATCCTGATTAGCCAGCGAACTTCAAACCCGTTAGCCCGGGCGATAGCGCACCACTGGAAGCGGGCGGTAATCGACGGAAAGCACAGCAGCCCGTTAGGTTTGACGTAGGCGCCAAGCATGCGCGCCTTGAAAAGGAGATAAGACGGCATATTATTTAGCTCAGAAACGCAGCGATAGCCTTATATGTGTACTTGATGCCCAGGGTTTTGCATGTGTTTTCGATGCCTCTGCCCTCTTTATTCGCTATGCCTTTAATCAGTCCTGAAGTCATTTTCTCTGCCAAGCTTTCTGGGGTGTAACGCGCCGCGACCATTGCATATTCAGTGGTTGCGAAAAGGCGCGTGTATTGGGCCGTCAATTCAGCTTGAAATTTCTGGGCGTTATTCATTTTCTCTGTCCCTTGGTCTCGTCAGTGTGCGCTCTACGCACAGACCGGTTCCCACCTGTTTCGACCTTCAAGCGCAGCTGGCAATCTCACGGATTGTAGTCATGTGCGTAATTGCCGACTTCGATCACATCAAAACCATTGCCGGCAATCGTTTTGTAACCGCCGATGCGCGAAGTAACGTCATTGACAGCATCACGGGCCACGTTGCGTTTCACGCCGCGAGCACGTAGAGCACGGACAGCCATTGATTTGCTGAAACAATACTGTACGGCATTCGCACCACGGTAAGCCGGATGGCCGATACGAATTACAGTCTTTTTGTCGTTACTAGCCGCAATGATTGTGCTCATGATCTTTGTCCTTTGGTCTCGTCAGTGTGCGCTCTACGCACAGACCCGCTAAGTGCGGGTTTCGACCTTTACCCGGCGCGCAACACGGCAAGGACCTTTTCAGCGCCTACACGATCTATTAAGCGCTGAATTTCGCCCTTTCCCGCTACCACGTAATCGCCTAACGCGGCGATAGTGCTCATGTAAGGAATCGTACAAACGCGTTTCCCACTATCTCGGTGTGTCACAGAGACTTCGGCGAATTTACCTAGCTGCGTAACCACGAAACGGCATTGAATGTTTTTGACGTAAAAGGCGAATGTTGCGAGTTGATCAGCCTCAAGGGTCTTTTGCCCGTCAGGGCCAGCGCACATAAATGTTTTTTTTGCGGTAATTTGGTCATTTCGTGTACTCCGGTAAGGTTGTGTGCTTCAGTAACTACAGAATAGCACATTAACCTTTTTCGTGTAAATTATTTTTAAAGATTTAGCACATGCATCGTAGCTAGAATGAACTCCTTTGCGGCTTCAGCATTGATCGCGTTACCGTACCCTTTTAGACGGCCTACCCGGTTTCCTTGGTCTTTACGCGGAACCTCGGCGCCGGTTTCTTGATCGGCGCGCATTCGTCCCACGCTTCCGGCAGGCCCATTAACCAACGGCTTAAGGCTGGGTTCAACTGGCCGCCACTTTCCATCTCGGCATCCGAGCCAGTCAGCCTCTCGCCAGAAGCCATTAGTCGGGCCGGCCCTACCATCTGCGCTTGCATCGGCAGTCCGTTGCGGGGGTCCGGGGCTAAACTGCCCCTTTTCTCCGCATCGTTCGCCCGTGGCGTCGCCCATCCCAGCAGCAAGGGCGCTGTCTGCCCCAGGGTCAATCCGAAGCCGTTCCCATTCCCGTGCTTCTCCTTGCATTGCTCCCGGCGTTGCTCCAACCTCACCAAGTCCTTCGGCTCGAACTCCTTGGCGGTGGGCGTCGGCCACCCCGCTAACGTTGCAACTGCACTTAACGGCTTCCCTCGCGCATGCGCAAACCGTTCCCGGTTGAATTTGTCTGAGGCGCTTTCCGATTTCCAGTCCCGTGCTGCTGCTGTCGGCCAACCCGTTAAAACTACCGCCTGTTTCAATGCTAATCCGCCCTCGCGCCCCGGCGGTATTTTGTCCCCCGTCCCATCGTTTGCTCGTGGCGTAGGCCAACCCGTTAAAGCTACCGCCCCTGGCAATCGGTCCGCCCCCTGGCCTGGGCCGCCCTTCGGGCCACCCTTCGGGCCACCCTTCGGGCCATCCTGGCCGCATGGCGTGGTCCACCCAGTACGTTCTATCTCGGATGTGCGGCGCACCGACGCCCGCAGCCGGAAACGCGAGACACCCATAGGCGTAGTCCAGGCTTTCCATGTCAGTGTGTACAAGGTCGATCCAAGGTTCTGAATCCTTGCCCGCAACTTGCTCGCCAAGGATAAGCTCAGGAGCGCACTGTTTAATGAGCCAAAGCCACGCAGGCCACAAGTGCCGCTCGTCAGCAAACCCGCCTCTTTTGCCTGACGCGCTGAAAGGCTGGCAGGGGCAGCTTCCGGTCCATATAGGCTTATCTTCGGGCCACCCTGCAAGCTTGAGGGCATACGACCAGACCCCGATACCGGCGAAAAAGTGACACTGAGTAAATCCGATAAGGTCGATAGGCTTAACGTCTTCAATACTTCGTTCATCTACGTATCCTTTAGGTATCCGCCCCGCATCGATTAAATTACGCAGCCACTGCGCTGCGTAAGGATCATGCTCGTTATAGTAATTAGCCATTTGCAAGAGGTTTAGTGGGAAGGAGAAAGAACAGCAGGTTCTTTTTTAACTTGTTCTCGATACCAAGCGAACAGTCCCGCTTCATACGCTGCGTATACTTTGCGTCTAGCACGCTCCTGCCTCCATTGTCGTAGGAAGTTAAAAAACATAGCCGTCGCCCATGGCTTTATTAGCTAGGAAACGAAGCACATTATGCAGTGCTTCGTTTTCGGGGATACCTGCGCATGCTCCTTGTATTTGCTCGCTTAGAACCTCCTGCGTAGCACGGGCTCTATAATGCTCAAAGGTGCCATCTTCATGAAAAACTAGGGCGCGCATACGTTCCTCTATTAGATCTTCCATGGTCTATTTCCTATAACGTTCGACTTCAATACCTTCGGCGTCTATCGGGCATCCTTCTGCCCAAGGCGGTAATACACATAAAAGTGTTTTGTATTCCTCGACGCTACCGACGCCGTAGCGCATGAGTGCATCGCCTTCGTCATGCACATGCAAGATTGTTTGATATCCAGCTGCTTCGGTGCGCACGAGTCCTGCCTGCAAGATATCGGCCGCGACAGCCTGAGTAATGTTTTCGGCCGCCAGCCCGCCATGCATTGACTGCCAACCCCAAAACGTACCTTTAACTTGTGACCTAAAAACGAATTCAGTTTTCTCTTGAACATCAAACCCCGGGTGTAGGTAGGTAACGTATTCGCTTTCAGACGAACCCTCGGGCGTGGTCAAATCAAGTAAGCTGCTACCGTCGCCGCGAGTCTCGAAATTAACCTCAATAATACGCTCATGAGGGGTTAATGGATGCTTGTTCTTATCATAAATTTCGTAGCGTCCTGTCTCGTCATTCCAGACCACTTTATTCTTGCGCAGCCGAGGGAACGGATAGTACAGCTTACGCCCGCTCGGCAACTGGATCACGAAGGTGGCGAATTGCGGCATACCCGGTGCATTGTGATATTCCATACCAAAATGACATCGGTACCCGCTGAGTACGCGGCCTGATCGTACCGACTCAATAATCAATTCTTGCAAGCCTGCCCACATCTGGGTAATCCGGCTATTCGCTTTGCGCCAGGATTTGACGAGGGGCAATAGCTCTTCGTACTTTAAGCCATATTGGCTAATGGCCCCCATGCGTATCAGTGCCGCTACCGCCCCTTGAAAGGACAAGGCGAGCTCGCTGATTTTGCCAGATTGACGTACCTTGGAATCTTTGCCGATATCTTCTATCGGGATGTTGAACATGCGAGACGCCGCGGCTTCATAGATTTTGCCGTGTGTGCGGAACACCTCTAGGCGCCACTCTTCGTTCGCGAGCCAGGAAATGATACGGGCTTCAATCGATTTATAGTCGACCACGATCTGGCGATGGCCAGGGGGTGATAGCACAGCAGGGCGCAAGACTGAGCTAAACACGTCCATCGCCCGAGGGAAAAACTGCAGCACGTTATCAAGCGACATATGCGTGATCTGCTCTGCCACTAAGACCGGTACATTTACCCCTTTAAGCTGCGGGTATTTCTTGTCTTGGACCTGGGTACCAATGACCGGTTTCGCCAAGTTGTGAAATTGCACAATGCGCCCTGCGTGCCTGCCCGTACCGGCGCCATGGATTAAAAACATACCGCGTATGCGCCCGTCGCGGCACATAGCCGATAGCATCCTGTCAAACTTTTTTACGCTCGTCTTGGCGGCCTGCTGGCGTAGCTCTAAGACGCGCAGCACAAGCGCATTATTCTCGCTGCGTGCGGCGCCTTGACGAAGGGCTTGGATCGCGATCGACACGTTAGGTGCCGCCATGCTCGCTAACGTTTGTACTTTAAATCGGCCCCGCTCGTCGGCGGCCAGGTGTTGAAAATGTAACTGCTCATTGATCAGCGCATGGAGCTTGGCAACGTGCGTCGTGTTATAGCCTGTCAGTGCGCGGCACTCCGTATTCAGGCGTGCAATATACTCGTCACGCAGCATACAGATATGCTCAACCATAGGTTTATCTATCGGCACGCCACGCGCATTAATCTCGTAATCCAGTTTCCAGAATTGCACCATAAACGGCGACAGCTCAGGCAATAGCTGGTCAATACCTTCCTCGGTATCGGTGTCGTTTATGCAGTATTCATAGAGCTTGGCAAAATCTTCAGGGGCGTTTTGGGGGGTATAGCGGGTACTCGGGTTGGACTTAGACGGCGTGCGCGGCTGCGACAATTTCAGCATGACGCGCTTGCCCTCTTCGTCTTTCTGAATCGGCGTACCCAGTACTTCGGCGCATTGGCCTAACGAGCGCGGTAGAGCGCACACGGCGGCCTTGAGCGCTGTGTCGCGCATCTTGGCAAGCGGTACCTCGGGCAGGCCGTAGTAGCGCGCCGCACGGGTATGCGTAATGAGATATTCGAACCCTGCGTTAAAGGCATGAAACGTTTCACACTCGCGCATCGCATACGCTAGATCGCGCACATCTAACCCCGGGTACCAGATCCGCGTCGGAGCCGCGTCGATCTTATACGACATACAGAGGATATCGAGCGTGTCCGATTCGGCGTACTTGAACATCGAATTTTTAATCGGCTCGGTGTTGAACGTTTCGTAGTCGCCTGAGAGTTTCATATCGTAACCACGGGTATATTGTATGCCTGAGCCAGGGTAATAATCGGCGCTACTTCGTCGCCGGGGAGGGACAGCACTACGTCGGGTACCGTGGTTTTCATTAGCCAGGATGCACGCACCGATTCGGCCGCACGGCCGTAAAACCAAGAATTCGTTTCAATGCGCAAAACGGGTATGCCGCCGAGGAAGGCCCAACGCTGTGCAAGCGCGTCAGTGAGATGCGGGCCGCCGAGGATAAGAGTCAACTCGAAAGGCCGTTTAGTCTCTAAGCACTCTTGTTTTTCTCGCCGCTGTAGCCTGTCAAGTGCAAGAGCGATCTCTTCGTAGTTAGGTTTTTCGCAGCCCCCGCTGATCAATATTTTCATGCTAACCCCGTTAAAAAGCCTGCCAGCTTTTCGGGCTGACAGGCGGGTTAAAGCGAAGAGCGTGGATTAATACGGTACGTCGGAATGAGGTACGGCGTATCCGTTTGATACAAGCACCTCGTCTGTCCAGCCATTCTGATAAAACGATTGCAGCGATGCGCCGGCCGCTTTAGTCGTCATAACGAGACCTGCCGGCGTAGCAGGTACCGAAGGGGGCGGCGGGGCGGCGGGGGCCGCAGCAACAGCGCGTACTGCATAGCCGTGCAACACAAGTTGGTCGTCGGTCCAGCCACCGTCGTAAAACGATTGCAGCGATGCGCCGGCCGCTTTAGCCGTTAGCACAAGACCAGGGGGGGCCATAGCAGGCTGAGGTGCTGCGAACCCAGGGGATACAGCATGCGGTGCGACGGCCGGTGCTGGAGTGTAGGGTTGCATCGGTGCCGCATATTGCGTGGCCCCCTGAGCTTGCGGGACGCTACCCGTAACAAACTCGTCAGACCATTCGTCCTCAGCCATCATATTACTGCCGGCTAAAGCTTCGCCTGGGCGCACAAAGATTACGTTATTCAACGAGGCCCATACGCCGGTATTGTTGTCATTGTCTGATCCATAGAATGTGATCGAGCAATGTACGTAATCCCCAGATTTGACTTCGTGCGGGCTGGTGATCAGCGAGCCGTCCAGGCGGCGCACTTCCAGTTCGCGCCCGTTCGGCGTACCCGTATTGAGCACCCAGTGATTTTTGCATTCCGGGCCCCGGGGTTTACCTCTCGGGGCAGGTAAATCGCCGTCGCGTAAAGAACAATCCGCCCATTTCGTCGGATCGTGAGGCCACTTTTTAGCTTTAGCGGCATTGATAGCTACCTGGCACATATTCCACGTGGCTTCGGACTTCGGAATAAGCAAACTGGTCGTCTTTTCGAGCACGCCGGTTTTTGGGTTCAGCTTGCCCTCGATGCCGTACCAGTGGGAAACGCGCACATTGTGCAGTTTGACGCGGCGCGGATCGGGGCCCGCAGGGGGTGCAGCCGGGGCACCGTAAGGGGTACCCGGTGCAGGCGTACCGTAAGCTGGCGGGACAGGAGCCGCGGGCGCATAAGCGGGAGGCACTTGCGGGGCGCCGGGGGGCGTATAAACGGGGGCTAACGGTGCATTCATGATAAGGGCTCACTGGATAAAGGTTTAGGTTTGTACTCGGGTTCTCGGGATCGCGGTTACGTGCTGCTTACTTCAACTTCAACTTCAGGAAATCAAGGGCTCCTGGGGCGGGGGTAAAGGCCGGAGGTCCGGGCGGGATAATAGGAGGCGCAACCGGTTCGAATTCAACCGGATAGACTTTAGCGCCTGGCATACCGAGCGCTTCCGCCAATGCCTCAGCAAGAAGGCCAGCTACAGCCTCATTAGAAGCAGGTAATTTACCATCTTCGGAATAGTGATCTTGCGAATAATCATGCCCGACGATGACTTTTTGTAAAGACTGACCGTCGGGGCCACGTGTTTCGACCGGCGTATCAGGTGGATTTTTATGCACGTGATCAGCAAGCTCGGTTGACCACTCTTCGATAAATTTTTCGTCGCCGGTATACTCCTTACGCCGCGCACCTTCCTTCGGGCCGAATATCGGTTTCGGGTATCCTTTCCGAGTAAATTCCTCGTCAAGTCTCTTAACAAGCTTTTTACCGCCGAAAGGATGCGCAGCTAGCACCGTCTCAATCTGTGCCACGGATTTAGCGATGGGCTGCTCATAACAGTCCGGGTAGAGGGTTGGAGGAAAAGCCTCTCTAAACTTGGCTTCGTCAGATAAGTAACGCAGGCGATTGCCGTTAAACAGAGCAAAGTCTGCAAATTTCTGACCCCGAAAAGCTTGTTCTTTCCCTTGCTCGATAACCTGATTGGCCCAGGAGCGGGCCAAGTAGGCGGCCCGAATTTTCTGATTGTCATCTTGCATGACTTCCTCAAACGTGGCGAGTGCAGGTAGCGCGGCGCCAGCTGAATTCTGCTCCGCGATAGCCTGTTTAGCAGCCTCATACCCTGGTTTTTGCAGTTCCGGGCAGATCGTGGCGGCTGGGCAAAAGCGGCATTGCTCGACGCCGGGATTAAGCGGCGCATCCGGCTCACGGGTAGCCAGTATTTCATCTTTCAGCTTGATCGCATCTTGTTCAAGATAGGGCAGATCGCACGACCATACGTCGTGATGTTCGTATAGCCGATTGCGGTTCTCGACGCGGGGTTGAAAGATATGCAGGACTACCCGTTTTGGGTATTGCACGCCGGTACGCACAAGATTAAAAAACGCCCCACTGGCATAGTAAAGCGTTTGTGGGTGTTCTTTCGCGTAACGTTGCAGCTTACCGAATTTAAAATCGAAAACATGTAGCGTCGGCCCTTCAAACACTTCGCCGGTTTCCACCTCAATAAAACCTGCAGGCACATACACCCAGGCGTCACAGCGCCCGCGGGCATCTTCGACAAGCCACGATAAATCTAGCGCATCTTCGATACCGTAAATCGCGCCGGGGATACTGGCATAGCGCTCGAAATAACGGGAATAGCTGACAACCGAGCGGAAAATCTCCAAGTCGCCGCCGTTGTTTGTCCACGTTGCATAAAGTACCGCACGCTGACCGTGATCACGCTCCTTCAGCACAACCTCAGCGAAGGCGTGCGCCTCAATACCATCCTCGGTATATTCCCGTGGCACCTCGGGCGGCGCATAGCGCGATAGCCGCACTGAGCCAGGGCATTTAGAGAAACGCTCCCGAGCTGACGCACCGACTTCGCTATGCTCGCGTATCGGCAGTTCAATCGTCGCTATTTGCATGATCCGCCTCGTCGAAAATGACAAGATCAAAATACCGACGTTTGCTCATTTGCTGCATTGTCGGCGCCGCACGGGGGAGCCTGATATCGCCCCGGTGATGCGTACTCATAATGCAGCGCT